TTTTCTCCGGAAATTTCCAAGGTGAAAAGATATCACGTAACTTAGTTACCGCAAAAAGACTTGTCTGCACTCATGCCATGGCATATAATGTGGGCGTGCCTGCAAGGATCTATAAAGAATATAACATGCCCAGCCTTTATTTGAATAAGCCGAACATCTATGACTGCTGGCTTTCCCGAAGTATCGATAAACGCGGAAAAGCTTACCTGATCAACCCGATGATCAGCTGGCAGGATGGAAGTTATTCTGATCTGAGCAACCAGGTAAGTGTAGGTCCGAACATGTTTGAATTAACACAGAAAAAATTACCAGCAATACATGACAGCTGAAGAGAAAGAAATTTTAAATGAGTACATGCAAGTTACTGGTCAAACATTCCAGGAATTGATGGGTGGATCACAAGCATTCGGATGGGATTTTATTGTTGATCTTATGAAAAAGGCATTGGAAAAAAATAAAAAAATTGTCTGGTTCTACAAATCGGATACTGATCTTAATAACGATGTGCTTTCTTATCGATTAGATTGAATTTTCAATTATCTCATTTCTGAAATACTCGTTCAATAATTCTTTTACATCTTTCATTACCTCGTCAAACATAACAGAGTTTCCAAAGTAAATTTCCGAAGCATGTGCGAACAATTCTGCATATGGTGCATTCGGACGGGTTCGCCAGTATTCCCAATCATGTCCAGCACCGAATCTTCCCATGGTCAACGCAGATAATGTATCCGCTACTCCCATCACTGCTTCCTTAAAATCAGCTTGGTGTTCGAATCCATATTTTTTGTGATCATCACTGAAAAATAGATTACGCAATTTATCGTCCATTTTATCTGCATTGCCGATCACAAGAGTTCGTGCATCTTCATACAGCTTTTTAAACTTAGGATCTACATGCGTCAGAGTTATAATATTTCTCTGTGCATGGGTTGCATGTCCGAATTCGTGATAAATTACATGCTCCTGTTTATATTTTGATTTCTGCCATGCAGTGTGTCGCACGATTGAAAGTGTGTTTGAGGTATATTCATAATGAGAAACACTTCCACCGGCATCCAAATTAATATTCAATGGACGAGAGAGCATATCAATAACACTTTCGTCAAACTTAGTAGGATACTTTTTAATTTGTTTCATGTCAACCTTTGCGGCACGAGCTGATTCATCGGAAGGCAAAGTATCATTTTCAAATTTGAACCTAATGTTTGCCGGTACCATTTCCTTGGAAACAGGTATGAGTTGATGTCCACATTCATATCCGCCACGATTCACACTTAAATTATCCGGATTGGTGCCCGGTATCATTCCTTGTGGCAAGCCGGTCTTTTTATTGCAAGGAATTTCCTTGCTGCAAATTTTTACCCCATCAATATTATCATGCAGTATGGTGTCCAATTCAGAGATATGAATCCAACGCTTTTTAGTAAGGTGAACACAGAAAGGACGTGAGGTAGCAATTAAGGATCCTACATATTCAAACCATTCCAGCCCGAGATCTGCAGTAACTGTTGCACTATACTGCGCAGTAAATTGATTCAGTGCATCGGTAGTTATTTGCTTCGTGTATCGCTCAAGAGCTCCGAGTCCTGATTCATTTGAAAGAATATAATTGCGCATCTGATCTTCCAAATCTGAAATGTCTCCACCAGTAGTGATAGACGTGCGCAGGATCCCACGAACCCCTTCGGAAACATTAGCGCTGATTCCAGATTCAGTAAGGGAATTGATTGTGCTTTCTATACTTTGCTTTCGGATCTCTGCTAATACTTTACTTGGTGTATAGTCAGCAGAAATAGAGCTGAAGTATTGGTTCTGCAAGGATGAAACAACATCAAAAGCTTTTGTAAAATCTACAACTTTGCGCTGATAATTTTTATTCGAAATTAAATTGTCGAATTGAGTAACGAAAGAATTAATGGAACGCAGATTTGTAACAGAGTTCTTTACATTGCTCCTGCTAACTTCAATATCACGTAGTAATGCCTGAACGCTTTTGAAAATATCGCGCTGATGTTGTGGAACAAACTCATTAAAATTATTTATTGCGGCATCAATCTCTTGAAGTAGCCGCTGGATCATTTCCCGGGACCTTGTCATCCTTTGTTGGCACGGGCTTATGACCATGCTCATTCAATAGGTCGAGATAACGGTCCATTGCTTCCTGCTCTGTTAGGGGAGGTAAGCCTTTTTCCGCACGCTCGGAGTTGACAATTGGGAGGATTACATCGCTGAAATCTTCAAAATTGTCCAGGAATAATGTTTCGTCAATATTGATCATAATTATGCAACTGCAGTTGCAGGAACCGCATCAGGAGTAGCTATCATTTTCTTTACTGTTGCCGATGGTGTCATATCATCAATGTCTGCTTGTGCATAGTCGGTGATCACCTCCATCTGCTTTTGAGGGGGCAATTTAATAAATTCTTCTCCCTTTTCCAACATCGCTCTGCGAACATACATGCCAATACCGGAACTGATGGTATAATTCAGCTGCGTAACCCCTTTATTCTGCAACCGCGACATCTTCTGATCATCTGTTAATCCGAATAAGGGATCCAGATCCAGTGTGATCTGCAGCTCTGCTTTCAGCTTAGGATTATCACTAAATTGTTTTCCTGCAAGCTCCACTTGAAGGTTTTTAATGATCAGCGGATTTGCTCCGGCCTTGGTAGCCTTATCAATTTCATCAATCAAATACGCTGAGCCAAGGATATCATACTTCTGAGGCACGTTGATCATCGGGAGGCATTTCCTTCTTTCCGATTCATCTGTAATCAACACCCGGTAGCGGTATTCATTTGCGATGTTCATAAACTTTTCCGCAATTGCTACAAGATCTTCTGCATTACCGTGTACGAAAACATGCTGCTCATCGCGGTCCACTTCTTTTGCAATTCCACTTTGATTCAAAGGTGAGCGCGATAGGTTTTCCATTGAAATGGCCGCATACGCGTAGTAGAAATGGTTCTGAATTCTTTCGTCCTGAACCTTTACAATCTGCACGTCTTTTTGAACGTATCCAACCGGTGGATTAGGCACGGCAGCTTCCCCCGGACGTGGCGGAGTAACAATAATGTGCTTGTAGGGTGATACAGATAAATACCGACTGCCTTTACACGTGGAACATGGTAATACATTTTCAGATCCAATAGTTGCCTCGTTAAGTCCTGTTCCCTGGCAAGATGTACACTCTGATGTAGCATGTACATATTTTTCCGAATGAACATGCTGTGTGACCTCAGCTTGCAAGTCCGAAATTTCATTGGCCGCCATATTCAGTCTTCCGATAATCGGATTGCATCGAGATTTAAAAATGATATCAGTATCCAAGGCTTTGTAAAATACACCTCCCAATTTATAGGCTGGAAGCATATTTAAGTTATGCTGATAGGACCAAGTCATGGCAAGGTTACCTTCAGCATCAATCTGTGCCCATCGCTGAATTTCATTTGTGTCGGCTGCGTAATACACTTTTCCGTCATAACCGGTATGCGACTTCCCATTTTTATCTTTATAAGAATAGGTCGCATTATCAGTGCTTTTAACAACTACATATTTATCCTGTACAAATTCAAGAATTGAATCGGAATTAAAGATGAAAGGATACGGACGAATGAATTCGCCATCCTTCACATTTATATCCAAGGGAATCACCATTACAATTCCGTTGGGATCCACCACATAGTTTTTTAAACATACATTGAACAACCAGGTAGTAAAGTTTTTGAAAAATGGAAATTCTGTTTCTGTGTATGCGCGTAAGGTGTCCTGCGTTCTTGTTTTAAGTTTAGACGGCAGCTGATCATCATTGAAATTAATATGCCAGTCTCTGGATTTACGGATCTTTCCCAATGAAGTAAGGATTTTCCCTACTACCTCTTCAGTTAGCGCTTCATAAATTGAAATCCGATATTTATACGTTGCATCTTCTTCCGATGGTCGTTGTTTCTTGATGAGATCTTCAGGAATTTCACCATCAGCATGAACCTTTAGCCGGCGCATGATTTTTACAGTCTCAACATATGATTTGTGTTTCTTGCCATCCTTGAAGTAAGGAGTAAGAAATGCGGGGGTTAATAATTGTGGCATTTTTTATTAAAGTTTTTTCCTGTTATTCAGGTATTCCCATTTACCTCTTGCTTTGTATGGGTGTTGGATGCCCAGGCGCTTAAAGAACATCTGAGCCAGACTATTATACCAATCCTGTACTTTTACTGGTATTACATTTCCGCCTATGGAGATGGCATAGTATTCACGAGTGATTTGTGAAATTTCTTTCCGCTGATCTTTGTGCATATAGTGCCAATACAACGGGCAGTAATTATCCTCATGCGGATATTGATGGAGAATGCACGATGCTATGTTGTAAGCATATTCATCCGGTGTTCCTTCTCCAAGTTGTATAAGATCAATCCTTGGATTGTCATATATTTTCTTGACTAGATTGAAGTAGGTTTTATTTTCATCAGACTTTTTAAAGTAAATTAACTCACTTCGCATCTGATATAATTTACCTTCCACAAATCCCGGTGTGGTTTCCCAGGCTTTCATTATTTCTTCCTGTCCTCCCCACAATGTATATCTCTTACTCAAGGATCCTTCACCTGTTTTCATGGAAATATTACCTTCATTGATCATCGTGAATTGTACTTCTTTCAATTCATCAAATAATACACTTACCGGTTTGTGTTGTGACCAGATCATGTCTGCATCCAAATACAATGTTTCATCATAAGGAGATAGATCGTAAATGCAAGTTTTTACGCGCAGGAATTGTTGCTCGCCCTTTACCGTATAGCTTTTTTCCGGAGCCTTAATTAACTTATCAAAGAACCTCTTCTGATTTTCTTCCGTAATGTGCTTCAGACCTTCTCCGGCGTGGATCAGGCAAATGGGAATATCCGGGCTTGTTGCTTTGATCGACACAGCAAGTGTGAGCGCCATTTTTCCATACATATAATTCCCCAGGGCAATAATTACTATTCCTTTTGTTTTCATGCTTCAATTTTTATCATTGATTTTGGATTTGCAATTATTGCAACCTCCACTGGTAATCCTTCCACTGTAATTTTTTCGGCTTTTAGCTTTGCAAATTCTTTTTCGGAAGCACAAACACGAATATCAATATCGCTGTTGTCATTCCAATTACCTAACATGCGTGAACCAAATGCGTAACATGTTGCATCAGGAATTATTTTTTGAATAGCTTGTGCGGCATCATAAAACAAGCATCGATTGCCTTCATCCAGCTCAGCCCATGTTCTTGCAATTGGATGATGTTGCACTCTGGTGGGCTCCTGCTTTTCTAGGGTGTCCTTAACTTCTTCGTAATAATATCTTTTTCGATTTATCATGCGTTGTAATTTATTTCTGCCTGAAGGGTGTCGTTGTACAATACATCCTTTCTTGCATGGTTAAATATATGTAGATAGGTGGCAGGAGAATCAAGCGATAGTTTAACTTCCAATTGAATTTCAAATTCAGTTCCCTTCACCGCTTCGTAAACGATCATGTCATCATAGAATTTCAGTGGCTGATTGGTTAGGAAGGAATTCACCCACTCATTAATGTTTTGAACATATAAATGTCCTGGAAAATTCACACCGTAAGCATACACAAGCGCAGGCGTTGCAACTCCCAACCCATCTTTGTCAATTCTATATTGCTGCACGGTTTCGATTAATGAAACGCCATTCACCATCAGTTTTGTCATGTTCACAATCCACGCATTGTTCCAGCGATCCCCTGGATAATAATTGTCCAATGCCCGGAAGGAAGGAACCGTTTCGCCAAATTCATACTCCCATTTATCAAGCACTCGAAGAATAAATTCACTTGCTGTACAACCGGCATTTCTGTTATAAATAACGTCTTCAACTTTAGTGACTTCAAATGAAGATGGCGCAAGTCTTACTCTTCCTTTGGCTTCCCATTCAGGTGAATAATCCTTGTCCTGGCAGAACATCGGTTCATCATCAATCTCAAGGACATCACAACGAAGTTGAAGCGAAATGCAATCATGCGCTACCTCGTCCAATGCCTCTATTGTTTGCATGGTCCAGCTTTTAGATCTTGAAGCAAATTGACGATTATGAGTTCCGGAAGAATCAATATTGTTATTGTCTTCGTACTTATATCCCGGGTTTGTGAAAGCCAATTTAATTCGGTGCGCAAGTCGGAATGTTTTAAAATTAAATCCAAATCCTTCACAATAACAATATGCTTTTACTAATTTAAAGCATTCGGATTGCTCAATAAATTCAATACAATTGCTATTTCTCCAAATATAAAATGGATCGTCAGCTGTAGTGAATGCGTAAGAAATAAACCAATCACAACTTACCGTTATTACTTCAGAAAGGTCGGCATCCTGATATCCAAATTCTAAGGTTGCCCACTCCGTTTCATAGCGAATTTTGGGTGTTAAGTCAAATTCAATTCCTAATTCAGTATGTTTTAATAAGACTTTTCCTGTTTCAAAGGTGTCCATCTTAAATACATCAATACTTTGGATGACGCCATCAAAATCTTCAGTAGGAGTAAAGGTCAAGTCATCATCCGGACCACAAACAAAATAATAATCTGTGAGGTTATTGGTTAGCCAACCTACCACATTAGATCCATTCTTGATGATCAAATATCCTGAATTAAAATTCGAATACTTGATTACAATTTTATAGTGAAGGCCTTCCACCAGCGTTGCAGCCGATGGAGTGAAGGTGATTGGTAATGTTTCTCCTGGCACATGCGAAAGCTCATTTTGAGAATAGCTCCATCCATCAAAAGTCCAACACGAAGATCCCGTAACCTGCTCCTGAACATCAACGCTATCGATTTTACCATCAAAGGCAGTATCGATTGTAAAATAAATACTACCATTCGAAGTTGCGTTGGTCGTAATGATTTCCGAAAAAGTTCCATTAGAGGAACGGTTTGTACCGAAAACAAAAGTTGAACCACCAAATGCGAAGGCCACACTACCGGCAGTACGATCCAACACGGTAAATGTTACTCTATAAGCTTTCGTATGGGCTATTGGTAATCCCGTCTGACTTGCTGTAGATCCTGCGCCTGGAGACTTAATTATGGCCTGTGTCCCAGCATCCCATGACCATCCGGATCCTAAGCTCCAATTGGATGCATCAGAATTGAAATCAGGATTGATCACTATGTTCCCAATTCTCGCAGGATCCATCAGTGGGCATACAACACTTTCAGGGCTTTGCCCACGACGCCATTGCAGGTAAACACGATCCGATAAATCATATCGAACACAGGGAGCCGGTTCTTCAGCACCACTACATCCATCGAAGGAGCGAACCGGTTGTAGTTCCGGGAATATTATTGGTTGATTATCTATGGGATTCATTTCAGCATGTTTTTTGTTGACAAGAGAGATAGTGTTGCAATGTTTGTTTTTCTACTGTATTTTATGTTTTCAATATGTCCAATAACAGCATTACCCCAAGCATCTTTTACAGTGAATAAATCGAATCTGCTTTTTTTGAGAAAATCATATTCAATAATTGTTAGTGGCTTGGCGGCAGTGGTTTTTATAATTCCATATTCATCAGGATCAGCTTGCTGAAATACACCGGATAATTGGAACACATTGTCAACCTGAAAAACCCCGCCTGCCTTGATAAACACTTCAGGAATTACTTCCGTAACTGATGTGTATGGAAATGTTAAAATAGTATGAATTATAAATCCTCTCTTGAGCGAAGTGGCACTCATGGTGGGCACAACGTAATCGCCGGTGTTTAGATAAATTGCCTTTGTAATGCTCATTCGTTTTGAGAACTCATGATAGATTTGCCATAGCTCATCAAGTGTAGTGATGAATACATTGGAGGAATTGTAAATAGAAAATCCAAGCTCAATATCTAATTCATTAAATCGTTTTTCCGGAACATCACCATACACTGTTACATCTAAATAAAGAGAATATATTCCCGGTGATGGAGCTGTAAAACGGGAATTGCCCAAGGAAACAGCATTCCCTTGGGTAGTGCCATTACCATACGTATTGGAGGCATCAAATCCTAGATTATAATCATCGTTAAATTGGATGGGTTCTATCGTTTGACGAACCAAGTATGGTAGTGCAGTTGGGTCTGAATCTTTTGTGCTTACTGCTTTTATTCCGGACGTTTTAGGGCCGTAATATTGTGCGATGTTAGCCGGAAATTCTTTTTTAAAACGTAAGGCAACTTGATCGTTAAATAACCTTCTGTTATACACATGCACATTCAGCAGCGCATCGCTTAAGGGCTCAGTAGTATCTTCGCCACCATCAATAAAGAAAATTGTTTCATCATGATCCGTGAGGTTATCATAAATCACTTCCTTAATCAAATTCGTTGAAATAGTAAAGTCGCCTTTTAAACTAAAGCTCTTGTCAATGTTCGCCCGCGTTTCAAAAATGTATTTCTCTTCCTTAGGTCCAAGCCAACCGATTTCATCATAATACGGGGTATGGTCACAATCATCATCTTTCTTCTCCTTGGTATCACCTGATCCCATTTCAACAACACTATACAATTTATTGACATCGAATGAGGTCACTATCTTTTCAACCGAAGTATAAGTAGCGGCCTTGCGTGAATTGTATAATTCATCCTTGTAATTGATTACTAATGTAGGCTTGACATTCAGCGTATAATCGATATAATACCACAGCGGAATTTTCTTACGTAATTCATCCCATATCTTTTGAAATGATAAGGAAGGCGCAACTGCATCAGGAGAACGATCGGCCAATGGATGAAGCATTGCACCATTTGATATAGTTAACCCATACCAAGCTCCTCCAGGTTCAAATGGAGGTGCCGTGCAATACATTTCATCATCGGTAATAAATGAAATAAGGTGCAGCAATACATTGCATACCGGAAATGCTACTGGGCATTGATCCAATGAAATACCCGGAACAAGTCGAGTGTTATCGCAAGGATTAAATGCATTCAGGTAGGTGCGTGCATTCTGTATGATATATGGGAATCCGGACTTTGTTTTCGTGGCCTCAAAAGGCACTTCGAGCGACTTGTTATTATTTATACGTGCGTAAAATCCATTGTCTTGAATTTTTGCCCTGGCGATGGTATCACGTCTGTCAAATTCTATATCAGAAGTAAATATTATTCCGGTAAATATTGTTTTATAAATGTTCTCCGCATACTGCTCTTTCACCACTAGTGTGGTTTCGCTGTTATGCCCGGCAGGTGAAATAAATTTAGCCCATAGCCATTCGTAGGCTCTTCCGGTAAACTCAGCGGAGCTGTCGATAGTTTCTAAGGTAGCGTTTTGCTCAAAGTCCGCACGAATCGTCTCCTCCCATTTATCCCAGGAGATCGGATCCGGCATGTGCACGCCATCTAAGTAATATTTATAAATCGAACTCATTGCCGACGTGGGTCGAATGAAGTGTTATTGTTTTCAGCATTCTTTGCAATTTTTTCCAAATACACAAGCGTTTGCTTGTGGCGTAATGATGCCTGATAATCATTTGATGATCGCTGATCATTACCTTTAATCAAATGTTCAGCTACTCGCTTGGTGAACTCATCCATGTTCAGGTACATGCCATTGTTACGGATGATGATTGATTCTTTAAAGATTTTATTTTGGACCGACGCTGATACATTCGGAAGTGGAGGCATATCAAAATGAACCTGATTGAACAATGCATTGGCAACCGCAGCTGGAACCTTCCTGTTGTGAATAGCTGTGAGCGCTGGCCAGTATTCCATATTGACATCAGCCGGCACTACTCTTTCTTTTCTTGATAATCGTGCAAGGATGGAATCGGATGTAGTTGTGCCATTACCTTCCAGTGATTCGATACCATAGCGATACTGAGGAATTGGCTTTGAATTAATCGCTGCTACCTGAAGGCCGGTGGTAAGTAACACTTGTGCGACGCCAAGATAAAATTCCGGCCTTGGAGGAGGAAATTGCGTAGCAACTTTTGTAACTGCAAGCAATCCATTGATGATGGCCTGTTGCTTATCTGCTTCCCGTTGCTTTTTGGCAGCATCGTTTTTTATTTTTGCTTCTTCTTTAGCAAATCGTTCTTCCAGTCTTTTTTTCTGATCTGCTGTGAGTTTTTTATTGGAAAGCTCCGCCTCCTTTTGTTTGTTTAAGGATGCTAAAGCTCGCTGTTCGCCATCCTGGATGTCCTGCGATTGCCGATTGAAAATAAAATCAGAAATCTGCTGCGTTGCATTTATGGAAAATTGAATTTCCTGTTGCAACAATGCCTTTTTTTCTTCAGCCAGTTTTTTCTTGTAAGCTATTTCTTTCTGATTCTTTTCAAGTTCTAACTCAAGTGATTTACTCTGGTATTCCTTTTCATTAATTAGGGTTTTTTCAAACTCTACGTCAATTAATTTAGATTTGTTTTTGATCTGATTTGTTTCAAGAGTTGTAATCTGAGCGAGTGCAGCTTTCTTATCTGCAACTGATGTAGAGGGATCATCAGCAATGGCTTTTTGCCGCTGAATCTCAAGGTCGATTCGTTTGTTCGTTATCTCGGTTTCAAATTCGAGATTAGATTTTAAGTACGTTTTATCAAGCGCACCCTGTTCCGTTCGTGATTTTGAACGAATCGCATCAACTGCATCCTGAAATTCTTTTTGTTTTTGCAAAGAATCTGCTGTTAAATTACCATCTGCGTCTGTTTTTAATTTAAGTTCTCGTGCAAGTGCTGCAATTTGTGCCTCCTCTTCGTTGGCTATTGCATCCTTTTTAGCTTGCATTTCTTCAGCACTTCCGGCAAGCGCTAAAGCAAGTCTTCTGGCAGCATCATTTCGTTGTATATTAATAGCAGCATCGGTTTGTTTTTGAGCAGCATCACTATACAGTTTTTGAAGGTCAGTCAAATAATTTTCTTCAATTATCTTTAATTTGGCAACCTTTATTTCCTCACTATCTAATGAATTTTGTTCAGCTGTAATTTCAATGGCTCTTTGTTTATCAAGAATTAATTTTTTTTGTGCAACTTCATCCTGACCGGTCCTTTGTAATTCTTTTAGCTTTGATTCATCAGCAGCCTTTTCATCATTCAGCTTTCGAAGAATAAATGCGGCGTTCTCCTCTTGAGACTTCTTTCTTGCTTCCGCTTCAATTTTTGCTATTTCACCTGATTTGGATGGATCATTATTTAAGGCCGCGAGTTTTGCGATTTTCTCTTTTTCAATTGCATCAAGCTTTAATCTTAGTTCTTCATCGGTCCCCTTTTTCACCAGGAGAAGTTTTGCTTCAACAAAATCTTGTGTATTTTTTTTAGCTTGAACGTCTGCTTCATTATCCACTTTAATGTCGACAGCCTTTTTGGCGTTATTAGCCTCAATAGTTGCATCGCGCACCTGTTTAGCTTTGGTTATATTTTTGTCAAGCAAATCAAGTTCATCTTGCTTTATCTTAAGAACCTTTTCATCCGCCTCCTCAGCTTTCAATTGACTAACCTCTCTTTTAAGCACTTCCAACTTTGCAGTGTTTAGTCCTATATTATTAATTTCATCAGCATAGATTCCCTTCTGAATATTTGCAGCACGAAGACGATCTGCAGCAATTTGTTTTTCTAATGCCCATTTTTTTTGAAGTGGTGCGTTAGATGATTCTGCAATCTTAAGTTCTTCTTCGGTGGCCTTTATTCTTGCTTTCGTGGTTTCTTCGGTCTCTTTTGATAAATCATTTAAAATTTCAGCTTGCTTTTTCGATGCAGCATTTAATCGTCCTTGGGATTCGGTAGCATCTTCATTTGATTTCGTAAAATAAACCAGGGCTCCACCAATGGCAACAAGAGTAGTAAGTAACAATACACCCGGATTAGCGTTCATGGCTGCATTTAAAGCCCACTGCGCGGCGGTTGCGGCTGTCTTTACAATAATGTTTTGCGATTCAGCAGCTGCTTGCAATTGAGTTGCTAATGCGCCTGCTCTACGTTGCAGAATTTCTATATTGGTAACAACAATATTCTTTTCTTTCGATAGCCGTTCCAATTCCGTGAGCCCTGCTAAGAGCTCCATCACCTGCTGTGTTTTGGCAATACTTTTTACAAGATCCTCATTGGCTTCTCCGAATAGACCAACAGCAGCATCAGCAGTTGCAAATGCACCGGCGATTCCACGAACTGATGTTAGCATAAAATCGAGGCTCTTGGTTTCGGAAGCAAGAGAAGAAACACGTTGTTGCGTTTTGGTCATCTGGTCCTGAACCTTGGCGGCAGCAACAGCAACTTCCTCGAACTGTTGGGTATTCTCCTTTCCTTGGCTTTCCAATAATGCCATCTCGTTGCGCAACTGAAGTAGCTGCGTACGCAGTGTGATTTGTTTTGGAGTTGCATTATCTACCGAATCAGAAATGGCATCCAGCCTTTCGCGATATACATCTATCTCCGCTGCCGTGTCGATAAACTCCTTGGATGATGCAGGAAGGTCCTTTAATTTAGTATTAAGAAAAGCAATTGCCCCATTAATTTGATTGATGCTTGCGGTTGCTGAATCCGCTTTTATTTTTATTTCCTTTTCTTTAGATGAATCAACGGCCAATGCTTTTATCTTTTCATCAATTGCCTGGATGCGGTCCTCATATACTTTCAGCCTCGCCGCCGCTGAAACAAACTGATCAGAGGCAGGATTAATGCTTGCTAAATCGTTTTGAAGAACAGCAATGGCACCTTGAATATCTTTAACACTTGCTGTGGCTTTGTCCGCATCGAGAAAAATTTCATTGCGTTTTTCGAGGGTCTGATTGTATCCTTCTAGCGAAGTAGTTAATTCATTAATCCGGGATTTTATTTCATTGAATCGCGCTGCAGTATTTGCGAACTCTTCTGTTGCAGGACTAAGGTCTCGTAGCTTTTCTTTAAGAAGATCTAATTCATTTCCGAGCTCTGATATAGACGCCTCCGAAATATTAACACCAATTTCAAGTTGGGTTTTACTGTTTAGTTTTTGCTGAAGATCGCCCAGCTCCACACCGGCATTCTTTAATGCATCTATAAGGCCTACTGAAATGCCCTTAACAAACTCATCTAATCCACCATTGGTGAGGGCATTAAAAAGATTGTTGAATTTTCCGGAAAGCTCGCCTATACCATTAGCAGCTTTGGAACTTTCGGTAGTAAATGATTTTACGCTTTCTCCTGTTTCTTTCAGCACCTTTTGTCTGGCAGAATATTCAGAGGTGGTTTTGCGTAAGATATCGGCGGTTGATTGATCAAGTTTGCCCAAAGAAACCAGGATATCAATTCCCGGCTTCATATTCTCTACATCGGCAATAAATTCAACAATGATTTGTTCTGTATCAACGGACATTTTTCTTTGCCGGAGTTTTACTATTCGCTTCCCGGTGCATCTGAGCTAAATATGAATAGTAATCAAGGGCCGAAACCCTTTGCAAATTGAGTTGTGGCGGGAGCCACCGGGTGAGCACTAAGCGCTCTTGTTCTTTTCGATCGAAGTACTGCTGGATAATATTGATGTAAGATACTTCTGGTGTTGCTGTATGATCACTTGTGCCGCTGTCGAATAGGTCTTTATATCTGTTCCTGATTGTTTTAAATATGGAATCAGTTCTTGTACGGGCAATGACAAAAAAAAAGTCTCGATGTCGGCGGTCTTCTTCCATCGTTCGATCTTTTTAATTGAATAGGCATGATCAAACTTATAGGGATCTTCACTTGCATCGAAGAATTGAACGGAGGCTAGTTGATACAACAGATCCGGCTCAATTATAAATTCCAATTTCTCTTCTAAATTTTTATTCAGGATGGCGATCTTTCCGATATCAATTCGCTTTGAAGAAACAATCATCTTCATGGCCTTAACATGTTCCTTCAAGTATTCCTTACTTACTTTATTCTCAAATTGAACATAAAAGGAATGTGCCCACAATGCACGTTCATACGAAAGCTCGAGAGCTTTGTCGAACATGAAATACTGCACACCATTGCTGATGAATGCAGGAATCACCTTGTGCTCAGGTCTTACCTGAAATTCAGGTTTACGGAATGATTTCAACCACTTTGTTACAATCATAATTCAGCAACCGCCTCCATTAATTGATCCAAGGTACCCTCGTTTAATTTCTTGCTCCATTTAGTGATAACAAATGTCTTTTCCGGTTTAGCCTCCACCACTTTTACTTCAACACCATGAATCTCCTTCTTCTTATAGTGACGCGCATGTTGGCCGTTACAATACGTACATTCATGAAACATCTTCCAACCACTTTGAACAAGTTGTAATTCAACTGAAGGATTTGTAATTGTATTACTCATTTTAAATCCTATCATTGTTAGTGAAATAATCAGAGAAGTATATTTCGATCAGGGCATTTAATCCGGATACTCCAATGATATACAGCAACCATATTAAGGATGCCTCCTGCCCGAGAATAAACCAAGTTAATGTACCCCAAATGCTTGCCATGCAATGAAAGCAACCCCACAAAGGCTTGCGAATTATCATTGGCAAATAATACTCGACTGCTGCCCGAATAAAAAACAAAACGTTCCCTTCCTGAAAGCAGGAAAAGGCGCCAAGGCACACTAACATACCAATTACCATCAGAGAAAGGAAGTCCATTGAGGAAAATATTATCTTTGATTTGAATCCACGTAATTAGTCAATAAATCAATTTCGGTTTTTTTTGAAATTAAATTATCGAGATTACTTTTTAATTCATTCAATGCACCAACATCTGACGTATCCAAGAAACAATCTTCCAATGTTGATGGGTTAATAGGTGCTTGCGGAGTTGTTACGTAAACACCTGAATTGATAATATATTGGCTTCCAGTATTAGTGGTAATCAGTTTTTGTGTTGGAGATAATGTTTTAGCATTCATGGTTTTTTATTTTTAATTATATGTCTTTAATAAGTATCTGTATAAGTGACCACATAACCAATATCAGTATTTCTTACCTCAAGATAAGAACCTTTTACCAGTGTGAAAATCCCGCCGAAACTTAACCCTACAATGAAACTAAATGTTACCGAAGAATTTGTAAATTCAATTGTATTTAAGTCTGCCATACTTTTAATCTTGATGGATTGATCTGTATTCAAACCATCAAATTCATCAATGCTAATATTGTTATCAGGCGCGCTAACTCTTACTATTCCAGCAAAATTATAATTGGTAAAATCAATAATATGTACTCCGAGAGGTATATATTCATAATTGATTTCCAAAGCACTATTTCTTATGGAATTTGTTTCAGGATTATACTCGCAAGTACCATGCTCTTTTCCCGAAACTTTATGGATTCCTTCGTACAGCATTGAACATAATACTCCGCCTTCCTGTGGTTGTAAACACAATCCATTTATTCCATGATAATTTTCAAAGTATGCAGGAAAAGTTATTGCTGGATGATCATGTACAATGTTATCCGTAACCAATACAACACCGTCTTGAAGTTTACCACTCAATGTTAAGTCATGACCAACATCGCTCAAGTCTAGCGTGGAGATTTCGGAGATGATAAAATCTTTATATCTTATTATTCCATTATTTGCATCAGTGAAGCTAAATCCTGTAAAATTTATTCCTCCCATTACACAACCGGTCATTAAATCCTTATTAGGAGTAATTCCAAACCAATCATTAATGATGGATAAGGCTCCGGAATTAGTCGCATTAGGCGAATACAAAAACTTCCAACCAAAATCCGATTCAGCCCACATACAGCGATCAATGGATGTATTGTAATCAACTTTGAATGTATATCCATTCCATTGCACCGTTCCAATATTAGATAACGTTCCATCTGGCAATCCAATACTGTAAAAAACTGCACCGGTCAAACTTTCCACGTCTTGCACTGCATAGTGCGCTCCATCAATCAATCCACCAATTGCAGCATCTTCGGTATTGATGACAATGTAAGTTCCAGTAGTTGAATACCTGCTCCATACTGCTGCCTCATCAGTGTTATCTGTACATACATAAGCCGTTCCATCATCTTCAACCCACCGTGATCCAACAATATAACCAGTAGTAATATCATCATCTACCGTTGGCGTGGATGTATGTGTATAGCGAACTTCACGAATAGTAAAACCATTCTGCTCCATTACATACAAACGACCCGCTTCCCATTTCAATTCGTAGTCAACCGAGCAAACAAGTGCTATTCCTTTGTTGCCTCCTAAGCCCTGATCAGAAGTGCCCTCTTTTATTTTAGCACCATTGTTCATTGAAATTACTGCACCATTATCCATGGTTCCACCTTCAAGGGGAAGATAAGCTCCTGCTCCACCGGTATTGGTAACTATTGGATTTGCAGGATCAGTATCATCAACAGAAATTCCGGTACCCGCTACGATTGTCTCAACAGTTCCAGTTCCACCACCACCACCAACAGGAGATACAATCAGAGGCTGAAAGGCTGAATACGCCGCAGCTGCCGTTACTGAAACAGTATCATTTGTGGTATTAAGAGATCCTTGTGCATAAGCTAAAAGAACATCTCCTGACACATACACTGAAATGATATCTGTAATCGTATCCAGGGATAGCCGACATTCACTTTTGGTGTAGGTATTCAGATTGTGAACACGTTCAGTTACCGTATAAACACCGGCGTTGTTATAAACATCTCTCTCGATGTATAACAACTGAATGTTCGCACTGTCTAAACTGGTAATCTGGATTCTTCGCGATTTTGTATTCGCGTTATATGCTAATGCATAGAGGGAGTTGAACAGCAGGAAAACAAACAAGAAAAAGTTTCTGCTTTTGCATAAAGATTTGAATTGCATTGTAAAATTGTGATTGCACGCTTCATTCTTTGTTGCGATTATTCATCGCCAGAAATATTAAGGGGTTACTTCTGCCGTTTCGCCATGATATATCGAGAAACTGATGCAGGAATATGTTTTTGTATTACTGATCCAACTAACCAGGGAATCATTTGAAGCTTTATAAATTCTCAGCGTGAAATTACCGGCAAATGTCGTAAGCAATCCTTCAGGAAGCTGTTCCGCCTCAATGAGGAATATTTTATCTGTATCCGTTGTGGAGGTGCCAAAATAAACGTTGTTAAACTTATCCGTGATGGACCATTTGTAATCCGTAGATACTTCAAGATCCATTCCTACGCCGATGGTCAGCGACTGGCATTCTTCGAATTGCATTTCTGCACATACATCGCAGCCTGAAGTATTAAGAATTATCGGAATTGCCATGCATCAAAAATAAGTGATTTAATTGTTTAAAAGATGTTTTTCATATTTTTTATTAACGCTTGGGTTTTAATGGATTAAGGTGGGCGAAATAGCGATTAAAGAAGTATCTGGCAGTATCCAGGGCATCGAGCTGCTGAGTTGGATCTTCACGATCTCCTTTGCGCAGCTTTCCATTTGCCATCTTTTCAGCAAATTGAAGGTCGAAAATTAACGCTTGGCATTTCTCTGGATTTATCAAGATGTCTAGGTTTGCGAAACAGAAATTTACAAGCACCTCATTTTCTTCAATGCTTGGATTTACGATGTATTGCATCTGGCCATCATAAAGGGTTAATTCCTTCTTGATCACTTTCCAATAATTGTTTAAATCCTGATTCTGGACTAATCCTGAACGCTGATTTCCTGCATAGTCCCCGCAAACGATTATAAGCGCTTTAGGATACCTGATTTTAATCTGGGTGCACATATCATAAATCGTGGAATTCGGCAGCTTAATCGTTTCTAGGAAGCGTACGACGTTGCCTTGCCATTGTATAACAGAACAACACATCGGATTCCGGTTGAAGTCAAAGGATATGTATATTGGCTTATTAAAATCCCTAACACATTTCCGGATGGTTCCGCTGTCTAAATGCTTATCACGATTGAATGTAACGACAAAAGGAGATTTGTTTTCTCGGACACCCCATTTACCTAATGCATAGATGCGATAGTGATAAGGACTTACTGTTTTAAGACCTTCATATACAGCCTTTCGCTGTGGGGTGCAGTAAGGGTTTTGATTGTATGTTGTATGTGTCGCCCGATAATGAAGATCGAAGGATTCTAAACCTACAGTAATTGTTTTGACGTGCGAAAATGATTCTTCTGTGGTATGTGAAAAATAATCCTTGTAGAGCCAGAATTCCCTGAAATCACCAGGACATTCCGGATTAAACGTTACATCAATTTTTGTAGCGCCATTATTGCTCCTTAACGAAGTGATTAATACGATCCAGTCTTCTGAAGTAAGTTCGTTCCCTTCCTCCACCCATGCACCGGAAGGGTTTTGAATCGATTTAATTTTTTGTGGATTATCAAAACCCCTTGAGATAAATTTATTTCCGTTAATGCAATCAATTTCAAGCGGAGATGTTTTGAAAACAAACAAATCTTGTAGTCCCCATTCCTCAACTACATCCTTGATAACTTGCCATTGTGAATCCTTAATCGTGTTGAAGGTTTTTCTTGCAAGCACATGCCGGAAATAATCATTTGTTAAACATTTTTCAACCAATCGCATTGCGGTATCTCGCGACTTTCCTGAATCCCGGCTCCCGTAGATAAAATCAATATCGATTCCTTCATCATTTCGAAGATGGCTGTAGCAGGGAAGAAAAACATCGTCATGAATCTCTATTTCAACATAGTTCATTTTTTCTTGACGATGAATTTCGAGCCGCTTAAATTAATCTCCTGACGCTCAACATATCCACGCTTCTTACCTTTGGTTTTCAAATAAAAAATTGTCGCGGCAGTATCATTTTTTTGAATTAAGTTGAATAACTTACTCTCTACAAAGTCAAGCGCCACATCCTGTATATTATCGGTAGCCTTTTTAAATTCAGGATCCTTTTCAACCCAGGTGTAAAATGTTTGTCGGCTTATTTTTGCAGTTTTACAAGCATAGCTGATTACCCCCTTGTGTTTTTCAAGAGCTTTTATCATCAACGCCTTATTCTGATTTGTTAAACTATGCCTGGCCATTTAGCTTATTTCTTTTTTAATGTCAACAATGTCATAGCGAATGTTTTGCAAAGTTAAGGCTTTCAACATCAGTAATAATATTCTGATAGTTCTTTACGGTGTAACGCAGAACAGTCCATCCTTCAGTTGTTGCGGTGTTATATTTTTCAACATCGTTTAAAAACCCTTTATGCGTAGTGTGTCCAGATTTTTCACTAAAGATTCCTTCATATTCGATGGCAATTTTATTTTCAACGATGGCGATGTCAAACCTCCATTTTCGGGTTTGGTGAAATTTATATTCGGATTCAAATTTTATTCCCAGGGCTTTCAGCCACATCTTCATTTGCCCCAGT